CCATGATTTTTCAGGGTACTATCGGTGCAGCAATCGGATTATTCCAGACGTACCAGTTTAATATGTTCCAGCAATTGTTCAGGCATATCCAGAATAAGAATATGAAGACTCTTGCTGTAGCTGGTGCGCTGCAAGGAACTCTATTCGGCGCTAATGGCTTGCCATTCTTTGATGCAGTAAATTCACATATTATAGGCAGTGCATCCATCAATGCAGGGCACAAGGATGCATTCTCTTTCGCTACTCAGGCAGTAGGCAAAGAGTACGGAGACTGGTTGATGTATGGCACTGCATCTGCTTTCCCGTTATTCCACGATAAAGCTCCTGCGCTGTGGACTCGGGGTGACTTGAATCCTCGCAGTGCATTCATGATTCCTACATCTTCTGCTGACGTACCAGCGATTGGCGCATCTATCAAAGTGGTAAACGCCGTACTAGGGATGGCGAAGCAAGTGTCAAAAGGAAGTGATGTTCGAGACGCGTTGTTATTTGGCCTTGAACACAATGGAGTTAATAGGCCATTAGCGGGACTCGCCCAGGTGATATCTGGGAATGTAACTACTAATCAAGGTAACTTGATCGCTGCGTCTGGAGACTTGGCTAGCGTCGCTACATTCAGTCGGCTATTAGGCGCTAAGCCTATGGACGAAAGCATTGCATTAACAACTATGTATCGCAGTAGTGCTTATCAGGCAATGGACAAAGAGAAACTTGATGCACTAGGCACAGTTGTTAAGCAAAAATCTAGGCGCGGAGAGCCTATCACACAGGAAGATTGGATTGACTTGCAAGGTAAGTATGTTGCAAGCGGTGGCAGAATACAAGGATTTGGGCAAGCCCTGCGTCGCTGGGATAAAGCTGCTAACACTTCGCTGGTAGATGAAATGATGCGTCATTCACAAACACCAGGAGGGCAGCGATTAAACGAAGCAATGGGCGGCGATAGTTTGCCAGACTTCAGTGCTCACCAAGTAGCACCGTAGAATAATTCGCGTGTCGTGCGAGTTGCCTGCCAGTTACCTTCACAGGGCTGGCAGGCTTTTTTATCTTTCGCTTTCGTGACTATCTTTCAAGATAGCTCTGGCATCTTCTACATGCTGGGCAGTAAATCCAATACCCAGCGCAAAGTTGTTGCGTTCGAGCCAGTCAACATAGTCTGGATCTTTCTGCACAACGTCGTCCAGCTTCCTGCCGGCGTACTTTCCTTTCTTGCAGCATCCTTCAGGCATATCCAGAGGCGTAGCAACTGCTGTTGCTGCTCGTCTCTCAAGTGCACAGACGCGTTGCCACAATTCATTCATTTCTTCCCGTGTCACATCACTCATGGAAAGCACTCCCAGTCGTTGGCAAACAGATCAGCCTGCGAAGCAACCCACGGCACTAATTCTCCATTAGCAGGGGACATGTAGAGATAGGGCCGCCGCATCATGCTCTTTTCATCGGGCCACTGAGCAGCAATATGCATGTCTTTGCCATTCCAGCCAGTGCGTGCTGCACGCATACCCATCTTAATCAGTTGCAATGCAGCACTGAAATCAAGGAAGCGCCTAGGGGAAGTTACAGGACCTGGCTCAATGTAGCCTTCTCCTGTGCCAGTAACTTGAACAGAATGTTCATCTTGCGTGATCATGCTTTGTACTCCTTACCTTTGAGAATCTCAAAATTAGTGAATGGTGAAGTGCGATTCATTGGTTTCTGTTTCGGTAAATACCCATCCTTTCCGCTAGAGTTTCTGACGACCTGAATCTTATCTGCTTGTTGTAGATTTATCAGCAAGACTCCCAGTTCGCTGGGACTGTTAAGATCCATTTGAACGACCTTCCATAAATCCTGTGAGGATTTAGCATCTCTCGCCGAGTAAAGAACTTGCATGATCTTGTTCGCGGCCTCTGAGTTCTTACTCTTGCCAAGTTCTCCGATAGCCTTACCCATCGTTGTCTCTGCATATGACAGTATCGTGTTAGCATGCAACACATCTTTCACGGTTATTCTAGTTGATAGTCTAGCAGCGCAGCAGATCATAGTCAGCTTCAGTAGATGCGTAAATCGCCGAGTACTATAGTGCTTGAAGCGCTGATCTTCCATTTCCGGCCAGCCCTTATAGACTAGATCTAATGCACTCTCAGCATCAGCTTCCATAGTAACTGGCCCAACACAGACGCTTCGCATCTGCATTAAATAGCTTACGATTTGTTTTGTAAGTTGCTCACTGGCTGCTTTAGGGAAAGTGACTTTGACTCCAGACTGCTCAGCATGGATGAGTATAAGCCTGGACATAAATCCTTGTCCAATACTTGCCAATGGAAAGCAGTCTGCAAAAGATGAAGGCGTGTTTCCTGCGAGAATACTAACGGTTGGTTGATATATGCTAACACTTTTAGAATTTTTAAGCCTCTGCTTATAGGGTCTTGTTGGTTCATCCCAATCCCACAACTCGCCAAGTAGCGATTGAAAGCCAATGTTTCCGCTGCCAATGAAATTATTAAATTCATCGGCGGCAATAAACATTTCTCTAGGGACTGAATCGTCGCTATCAGATTCTGCTCGCAACTTGAGAGTGGCGAGGATATCGATGCCACTTCTTTTCTTCCCAGTAGCTTCGTCGGGTCCGGAATCATCATCTATATCTCCTTCTTGTAGATCAATTAAGAATTTCTCCATGCTAGACTTCTGCGCAGAGAAAGTATCGTAGCCTGCTAGTCCTATCAGTTTGGCGGCTCGTTTAATCGCTGTTGATTTACGAGTTCCAGGATCGCCAACAAACATGATATAGTGATTAGTGAATAGCCTACTACTTCCAAAAGGAAGCCAAAGCTGCCTTCCCAGTAAAGCTCCGATGCAGCCAATGAGACTCCACCGATGAAACACAGCAGGGGGCTCAGTACCATCGACATATCGGAAATATAAGTCAAAGAGGTTAGTTTCACGCTCGTCTCCGTTTATTTTAGAGCTGACCATCTATCGGCTCCCGCTTTAAGATCTGTTGGTAGTTTCATGGTGCGAGTAATACCGTCAGCACCAGTTACTTGTACTGCTGTATTCATCATTGCTTGAACACGCGACGGATCAAACTCCGGGCGATACTGAAATAGTATCGAATCGTGGATCTGCGCTTTAACTCGTACCAGACCTCTAAACTCACCGTATACAGTCTCACGCCATATTCCATACCACTCTCTGTTGATGATAGAGACAGATAGATTTTGTGGGCCGTGCGCAACTGCTGCGTTGAGAGCAGGCTTATTTCTCTTCGAAGGCTTTCCAAAGAAGTATCGTGTCCAACCAAGAGGAGATACCAGCTTATTACTTCTGTCGATGGTTGAGATGATTGTGTCATAGAACAATCCTTTTACTCTTGGGTAAGTGGTAGCATACTTATCTAGCAGATACTGGCAGACAGTCTCTAACCGCCAGGTGATAGGCAGATTAAGTAATCGCCTAGCCATAGCTACAGCCTTAGGCCCCATTGTATCTAACATGGTTTGACCTGCCATGTTATAATTAGCTCCGTGATTAGTTCTCTTGCTAAGATAACGGAGTTCTACATTCAGGGTTTTTCGGTTGGGTTCGTCGTAGATTTCTGCGTAGGGGATACCAAAGAACGCCTGAGCATTCCAAGAGTGGTAATCGTGGGGGGATTCCACCAGATCAATAAGAGCCGTGTCCCCGGATAAGTAAGCCACGCAACGGGCTTCTGATTGTGCTTTATCGGCTTCAGCGAGAAGCCAGCCGGGATCACTACATAAGAACTGTTTAATAGTATCCCCACGAGGAATCGTCTGAATGCTGTCGCCACACCAGAAGGCAGAGCTTTTACTTGCACTACGTCCAGTGTCAGTACCGGCTGGGTTGACTGCATAATACCATCTTTCATTCCAGAGTTTATCTTCATCGAGATAGGATGAGATGAGCTTGGCAGCTTTCTTATAGTATACTAGTATGCCAAGTATAACATCATTCAGTGGGGATGCAGCCCTAGCTTTAAGCATTGAAGCTTCTGCTGTGTTTGGCAGATTCCCACAGCCAAGCAGCTGAAATAGTTTCATCATCTGCTGCGGGCTGCGAGGATTAAAGTTTGGAGCTGATAGAATATTTCGCCCTCTTGCGAGCTGCTGTTCTGCTTCTTCCTCTTTACCTTTCTTAACTCTAGCGAACTCAGGTACATCTACTAGCATACCTTCCAGCGCACAGTTAAGTGACGGGAAGTTCATAGGGAATTCTATCAGGTAATTATCGAATGCATACTGCGGTATCTCCTGCATCATGGAGAGGAAAGAGTTAAGTGTAGCCCAGCAGTCTAAGGCATTGTATCGAAACAGATCCTCCAGACTTCCGGTTCTGCCATCGTCCTTCCAGTATCGTTGCTTTCTGAGTGCGTAACTTGCGACGAAGTCGAGTCGCTTTGGGAACTCTGAATACCAACAATGGATAAGTGTGAGAGTGTCCCACAACCAGTTATCTGGGAGACAGTTCCATCTAGAAAAGTAAGTGTTGTCGTATTGTCCATTCTGAAATATCTTAGCTGACTTACTCTTATTAGCCCGCTGGACAAAACGCCAGGCCCATAGTGAGTTAAAATGTACGACAAAGCATCTGGATTCTTTTGTATCAAATCTGTATACAGCATATCCGACACACGTGATTCTACGGTCTTCATCCCCTGGTGTTTCGATATCAATCGCAACGAGATCCGCTTCTTCAATCGCTGCGAGTGCTTCATCTTGAGTGTGCTCGAATACCTGCTTCCACTTGAAGTCAGTTTGTTTCCACCATTTATTAGGTTGGGTTATCTTGCTGACATATCGATTCAAGACATGGCGCTCGAACGGAACGGTGTTTAGTCGTTCAAGCGGATTGATAACTATCATGGGTATGCCGTATGGAAGATCTATCCATGATCCAGCATAGTCATCCAGCGTGATAGCGCGCTTGTTATTCGGTGGTATGTAATCTGGAAGTGCGCGGAGTCCTGCTTCTAGCAGCGAACGCTGCGAGCAAATGACTGCATCGAACTTCTTATTCTTGCAGATAAGAGAAATCTCTGTGGCGTTCTCCCTACGTTGGAACGTAGTTGCTACTTGATGCCCAACTAGGGCCGGTAGCTTGGAGAAAGAATCCAGGAAAGATTCATCCCCGTTATAGGAATCACCACAGAGAAGTAGTCTCATGACTTAGGCAATCAGCACATTGCTAACTGACGGATAGAACTTGTCCGGATCTTCCTTGTCAGCACGGCGCTTGATAGTCGCTGTGATGATGAGATCCTTGCAAGTCTCCGTAACCAGCTTCGCGAGATCGCTCTCTTGAAAGTGTGCTGCAATAGGTGCCAGCAATTCTTTCATCTTGCCTGCTGCGATATCATTCTCAACATTGAAAAGCATTGAGAACTTGGTGCCAGCCTTGGTAGGGGTTGCTTCGGCGTCATTCTGCTCCAAGCACTCAATGACTTCAAAGTTTGCTTCCACGCAATCAGCATCTTTCCCCTTCATCTTCACAACCTTGAGGGCTGTGGAGAACTTCAGGGAGTAGACACCGTTAACAGGCACCTCAAAACCTGGCAGGTCTTCAATGTCATCAATGCTCTTATCGAGCAGGCCCAGATTAAACACTCTTGCTTCAGTCATTTCATTTCCTCTTGTTGCCGGTGGATGGATGGATTATCTAGTCAGTTACCGGCAGAACTGACAGGATGCTTTCATATCAGTATTTGATGGCAGTCAGCAGCGCAGGCAGCGTAGCCAGCGATATCGACAAGTGAATCGAAGTGCGTTGGATTGGTAGCCAGCCGTGCTACTTTCACGAGAATCATCATCATCGCTACGTCCTGTGGAGTACTCTCGCAGCCACGCTGACGCTGATAGACATTCCAGTAATCAGCGATGTTGCGAAAGTTATCTTCTGGATTGCCGTAGTCTTTGTTGCGATCAGTGGTAGTGAGCTGGATTGCTTCTTCAAGCAGTACTTGTCGGCGAGGCTTCATGATTTGATTCCTATTCAAAGAGTTTGAGAAGTGTGTCACCTGGCTTGAGTTCCTTGCCAGTTCTGCTACCTGCCAGGACATTAGCCTTAGCTACAGTAGAGGAGATAAGACGATGCGCTCTATTCTGAATCTCACAGTAGACAACATCGTCAAAATATTTTGCAAAAACTTTTGAAACATTCGAGGTGCCGCCGATAGGAACTATCTTCTTCGTTCCATCTTCCATCTCAACCATCATCTCATGCGAGACTACCACGATGTTGAAAGGCGCTACTTGGATAGTCGAACCTATCCTTTCCAAAATCCGCCCTTGCTTGCCGTATTCATCCCAGCCAGCTTTGGCATCGAAGTTATCTTTAGCGATAGCATCCCGCATGATATAGTTCATCGCGCTCTCCGCCAATTGCGAATAGCTTTCGATGACTACAATATCTTTATCGACGCTGAGTTCGTTGATATCTATTGTCGTAAGTCCTGTCTTGCAGATCGGGCAGCTAACTTTCCCGTGAACACTACAGACAGTTGACTTGCCCCCCTTCAATACTTTGAGCATCGTCTCTATGCCCATCGGATAGGTTTGCTTATCCGGTATCCTGAATAGTTCGATGTTAGGCAGCCACGCAGGATCGCAGAGTTGCGGATTAAGCAAGGTTTTGACACTATCTTCTAAGTCAAAATACCAGAGCTTGTACTTCTCTGCGAGCTTGCCAATGGCAGCAGTCTTGCCAGACTTAGGTGGGCCATAGACTAGAATGTGTCGTGCAGTTTGCGGTGCGTATTCTGTGAGTTTCATTTATAAGCCTGCTCATAGTATGGTGTTGGAGGTTCACAGTCAGTTGTAAGGCTGTGGAGTATAGCATCGAACTGTGCGCGAGCCACAATTAGGTCAGCTTCTATAATCGGCATATCTTCTGGATACCCGCCGCCTTTCCAAGAATCTGCTATCTCAGCACGCACAAGTTTACGAACTGCGGCGCGTAGTTGCTTTGCTTGAATGGGAGTCATTGCGCGTTACCTCCATCTGAGATTGCAAGCAGCTTGTTGATCTGCGCTTGGAGATCAGTTCTACGAACTTCGTACTCTGCATCCAATCTCTTTCGGTGTTCTTCCAACACCTTCACAGCTGCCGGGCGTGGATCGAAGTGAGCAGGAATGTCTGCTTCCAGTTTGTAGTCCTGGATAAAGATGAAGCTACCGAAGTTAGCG